TCTACATCCAGTTACTAGAGATGGAGTTTTGGTAGATCCACTACAAAAATCTTTGTCTAAGTATTGTCTGAACAAGGTTGTTTTATTGGACGTTCATGTGCGCGCTGTTGGTGATCAGATGTATGATGACATAAAGCGAAATTCGTATTTTAAAGGCGATTTTCGTATTTATACTTTTGATGAAGCTATACTAGGTCTCGAGGATGACGAGGCTTTTGGTTCTATTTCTAGAACTTCCAGTGCTGGTTATCCTTTAAATTGTCAAATTAAAATGCCTGGAAAGTCATATTGGTTTGGTAACGCACAGAATTACAATATGGAAAATCAGAGAGTCGAAGACTTGAGGATTGCAGTAGATTTGATCATATCCGATGCGCGTAAGGGCATTAGACATGAATTTATTTACGCTGATTGTTGTAAGGATGAGATCACGACCTTAGAGAAACGAGAAATTGTTAAAACTAGGGCTTTTTCAGCCGCACCATTTACATTGGTTATAGCTTACCGTATGTATTTTGGTGCCTGGGTGAGATTTATGGCAATTAACAAGGTTTCTAATGGTTGTGCTGTTGGGGTTAATCCCTATTCGGTCGACTGGAATGTTATAGCCAAGAATCTCGATCAGTTTGGTAAGATTAGGAATAAAGGAGCTGGTGATTACAAATCATTTGATGGTAGTGAAATACCACAAGTTCATCTTGAGATTTTGAGGTTGATTAATAGATTTTATAATGACGATAATGATTTGGTCAGATTTGTTTTATGGTTGGAGCTTATAAACTCTAAGCATATTAAACAAGATCTGGTATATGAATGGGTTTCTAGTTTACCTAGTGGGAATCCTTTGACTACACCAGTTAATAATATGGTTAACCATTTTAATTTTAGGTATTGCTGGTTGGCGGCGAATAATTTTGATATAATTTGCTTGCCACAATTTCTTGACAATGTTTATTTAATAGTGCTGGGAGATGATAACGTTTTTAGTGTTCATCCTCAGGCACTTTCTATATTTAATTTACGTGTTATAGAAACAAATATGAAATTGTTGGGTATGGTTTACACCTCCGACGATAAGGTTTCTGAGATTGCAGAAATGAAGACCATTGACGAGATTACTTTTTTAAAAAGAAGTTTTCGCTTTTCTGGCGTGACGCACACATATGTGGCGCCACTTGCTTTATTTACAATATTGGAG